AGCAAATGCTAATGTAGATTTAACAGGAGAAAATTTAACAATAGCATTAGGTGATGAAACAATTACTATTGGTATAAATGTTTCATTAACAGGTCAAAATTTAACAACCACTTTAAACAGTGTTAATATTGCAATTTTTCAAGATGCTTTTGTTAATGTTACTGGAGAACAATTAACCACAGCTTTAAATTCAGTGACTGCCTTACCAGTTACAATTGCTGATATAACAGGAGAAAATTTAACATCAGTTTTAGGAGATGAAACCATTACTGGAACTGCTAATGTTTTATTAAACGGTGAAAATTTAACATCAGTTTTAGGAAATGTTGACCCAAGTCCAGATGTAGCACTTGTTGGTCAACAAGCTACTTTAACTTTAAATTCAGTTACAGCTGCAATAGATACTGAGGTTAATTTAACTGGTCAAAATTTAACTTCAGTATTAGGTAATGAAAATGCATTTACAAATGCAACTGTAAATTTAATAGGTCAAAGTCTAACGGGTACAACTGGACAATTATTTGTAACAGCTTGGGCACCTGTAGATCCAGGACAAAGTATAAATTATACAGGGGTAAATACTGGACAATCGATAAATTATACAGGGGTAAATACTGGTCAAACTGTTACTTGGACAGATGTTGCAGCATAAATATGGGTTGTATTAATTGACAAAAAATGATAAATGTTTTAAAGGTTAAAAACAAAAAAATTTAAAATGGCCTCTACATATACTACAGATCTAGCAATACAATTAATGGCAACTGGCGAAAACGCTGGTACCTGGGGACAAATTACAAATACAAATTTAGTAGTAGTTCAGCAAGCAATCGCTGGATATGAATCAATATCTATTGCAGGTGGAGCTCAAACAACTGCTCTTGTAATGACTCAAAACTCATTAGCAACTGCAAGAAATGCAGTTATAAAATTAACAGGAACAATCACAGGAAACCAAATCGTAACAGTTCCAAATGGAATTGAAAAAACATGGATAGTATCTAATGGAACTGTAGGTGCATTTACAGTTAATTTTAAATATGCATCAACGGGTACAGGACAAACTTGGACTACAACTGATAAAGGAATTAAAATTTTATATGCTGATGGAACAGATATTCAAGTTGTAGATTTATCTACATTATCTGGAACAGTTGCGACAGCTCAAATTGCAAACTTTGCAGTAGGAACATCTCAACTTGCAACGAATGCGGTTACAGCAGTTAAAATTACTCAATCAACAATTACGCAAGCTAAACTTGCATCAAATTCAGTTGGAACAGCACAACTTCAAACAAACGCTGTTACAGCTATTAAAATCACACAATCAACAATTACACAATCAAAACTAGCAGCTAACTCAGTTGGAGCAAATCAATTAATTTCAACAGGTGTTACAGCTGCAACTTATACAGCAGCAACTATTACAGTTGATGCTGATGGTCGTATCACTGGTGCATCTTCTGGATCAGCTGGAGCTGGAATGGGGATACCTACTTTAATGGTAGCAGGACCTGCGTCTGGAACTTATACAGCCAGCCCAGCAGCAAATAGAATAGGTGTATACATGTATGCAGGAGGTGGTACTGGAGGTACAGGACCTGGCTGCCCTGCGCCCTCAAACATAGGTCGAACTGGAGGTGGTGGTTTTTATAATAAACCTATCACACAACCATTTTCACAACCTTATGCAGTAGGAGGAGCAGCAGGAAATACAACCATGACAAATGTAGGGACTGTAAATACTGGTTCAGGTAACACACCGGGTACTCAACCTGGGTCTTCTCTCACTGTACCTACTAGATTTAGAGGTGGAGTAATTACAGGACCAAGTGGACCTGATGTAATAAATATTTATAGCAACGGTTTTACTTTTGGGGCAGGAGGTCGAACTCCAACTGGACCAGGAGCACCAGGAGCAATAATTGTATTTGAAAACACAGGGACATAAAAATTATGGCATATTTTATTTTTGTAAATGTAAATAACGTGGAAGGTACTTTATATAGAATGGTAGAAACACAAAATGATTTAAATAATTTAAATATAATTAAAGATGATTATAAAATAATTGAAGACACACAAGAAAATTTTAATGCGGTTAAATTTGGTATTAAAGAAGCAATAAAATTTAATAATAATACAATTAATTATATAAATAAAACAACCAAATATAGTGATAAACAATCATTAAAAGAATATGTGGAAAATATAAAAAATTTAATAAATTTTTTTAAAGAAAATAATTCTAATCATCCATCTTTTGAAATATGGAGCAATTATTATAATCAATTAAATAATTTAAATTTAGATTCAATTTCTTATCCATTAGATAAATCATTAGAACAATATTTTAATGATTTAGGACAACCCTCATATAATATTTTACAAATGCCTTAAAAAATGCTATTAAAATAGCATGTTTGATAAAGAAATAGAATTTAGTGCTCATGAGGATTATTTTGCATTAAAAGAAGATTATCCAATACCTGCAAAATTAAATATACCTGAATGGTATAAAAATTTAGAACATAACATTTTAAATAAAACAGTTAAAGGATGTATGCCTTTTTTAGATTCATTAACTGCTGGATACATTTTAAAAATGCCTCAAGATTTTCATGTAAGGCACAACGTAGATAACAAAAATGAAAAAGGAGAAGAGTTTAAAGATTCCTTTCAAACTTTTGGACTTCATGATCAACAACAATTGTTACATACAAAATATGTAAATTTAAATTCTGAAATAGACACTCATTCTTTAAAACAAGTTGAAGGGTCTCCTTTTATTGAAAAAAATAAAAATTTACCTTTTTATAAAATAATAAACCCTTGGAAAATAAAAACATCAAAAGGATATTCATGTTTATTTGTTCCTCCTTTAAATAATTCAGATGATAGATTCTCAATTATATCCGGAATTGTTGATACGGATACTTTTCCTAATGAAATTAATTTTCCAATAATAATAAATGGAAATAAGTACCCTGTTTTAGAAGATACAATAAAAAAAGGAACCCCTTATGTTCAAATAATACCCTTTAAAAGGGATTCATGGAAAATGAGTTTAAAACCAAGGAAACAAAAAGAAATACAAAACTCTAGGCTTTTTTATGGATTAAAAATATTAAATATTTATAAAGAAAAATATTGGAATAAGAAATCATGGAAATAAAAAATTTTGTAAAAATTTATAATGAAGTTTTACCTTGGAATATTTTATCTAATTTAATTCGTTTTTCAAATATTTCGCAATTTGAAGAAACAAGAGTAGGAGGGGGAGAAGAAAACAGAATTGATTTTAACATTAGAAGAACCTATGCATTGCCTTTATCAAATTTAAATAATTCTATTTCAAATGTTCACTGGTTCAATCTATTACAATTTTATTTTGATAAAAATTTAAAACAATATAAATTTGATGCAAATATTTTAGACTATAATTATAGAAATATTTTTGATATTGAAATTTTAAAATATGAAAACACAGGTTTTTACACTTGGCATGTTGATCATTTTGCAACAGTTCCAAGAACAATGAGTTGTATTTTATTATTAAATAATGACTATGAAGGTGGTAATTTATGTTTTAGAAATCCAGATGGAAGTGGTGAATGGGAAGTAGAAGTTAAACCAAATAGAATGATTATTTGGCCAAGTAATTTCTTATATCCTCATACAGTTAAACCAGTGACGAAAGGCAAAAGGTATTCAGTTGTAGCATGGGCACTATAAAAGATTTTAAATATAAATTAATAAAAAATTTCTTAACAAGAGAAGAGATTAAACTACTTACAGATTATTGTAGAATTAAACATAGAATTAATTTTAATTCTTTTGATTTTCAACAAAACGATAATGGAGATACATTTTTTTACGGAGATCCATTGATGGAATCATTAATGGTTAATAAATTAGAATTAATGCAAAAAGAAACTGGTTTAGAATTATTATGCACTTATGCTTTTTGGAGAATGTATACAGTTAATGCTGATTTAAAAAAACACAAAGATAGACCGGCTTGTGAAGTAAGTGTTACTGTTATGATTGGGTCCGATGGAACAAAATGGCCAATATATATGGATGGAACAGAAATAAATATGGAACCAGGTGATGCTGCAATATATTTGGGATGTGAAGTAGAACATTGGAGAGAAGAATTTAAAGGAGATTGGCAAGCTCAAACTTTTTTACATTATGTAGATAAAAATGGAACAAATAAAGAATGGTTTAAAGATAAAAGATTATTATATGGAATGCAAAAATGAAATTTAAACAATACGAAAATGGTTCTTGCGACATAGAATTTTCTGTAAAAGAAAGATGGTTAATTCTAAAAAAAGGAAAAATACATTTGTCTGACGAAGCTTTGAGGCATTTTGGGAATCATTTAGTACGAATGGTTTCTGATTGGAATTTAAAATTTAATAAAACAACACAAGAAAAAATTACGCACGATAATACTAAAATTGAAAGCAAATGAGTCTAATAGAAAATCATATTTTTAACACCCCTGTTTACTTTAGTGAAAAAAAAGATTGGGTAGAAAAAGTAAATAAAATATCTGATCCTTACATACAAAAAGCAAAAGAAGAAAATAAATTAATTAATAATAAGGATTTTGTAATAGTTCATCATTCTCAATCTTTAATTCAAGACATTAATTTTAAAGAATTTTTAAATTATATAAATAGTAATGCTTTTGATATATTAAATAACCAAGGGTTTGATTTAACAAACTATTCATTAGTCACAACTGAATTGTGGGTTCAAGAATTTCCAAGTTTAGGTGGTGGAAACCATTCTCCACATATCCATTGGAATGGGCATATATCAGGTTTTTATTTTTTAAAATGTTCAGAAAAAACATCGTATCCTGTTTTTCATGATCCAAGAACTGGACGAATGATGAATTTACTTCCCGAGAAAGATAGATCTCAAATTACACTGGCTTCTTCTTCTATTCATTTTAAACCAGAACCAGGGACTTTTATATTTTTTAATTCTTATTTACAACATGAATTTGTAGTAGATCATGGCATAGAACCATTTAGATTTATACATTTTAATATACAGGCTTTTCCTAATTATCTAATAAATGATTCCCAAAATAATTCATCAAACAGCCTACTTTAACAAGGATGAATGGCATCCTGTTTGGAAACATTGTCAGCAATCTACTTTAAAACATTTTAAAGATTTTGAATATAAATTTTGGGATGATGATAGTTTAGACAATTTTGTTAAAGAAAAATATCCTAAAATTTTTGAAGAATATAAAAATTTTCCAGGTCATATATTTCAATTAGATTGTGTTAGATATCTATTACTTCATTATTATGGTGGAATTTATATTGATATGGACGTATATTGTTATGATAATTTTTATGAAGAATTAAAAGGAGATGTTAATTTAGTAGAATCAATTGGTGATGAATTAGTTCAAAATTCTTTAATGGCTTCAATCCCTAATCATCCTTTTTGGATGGATTGTTACGATTTAACTTTACATAGAACAAAAACAATTAAATTAAAACCAAATTTAAATACTTTCTTTAAAAAAGAAGCTGATGAAAATGATAATTTAATAAGACTTATATCCGGCCCATTAATGTTATCTGACTGTGTAAAACAGAATAAACATTCTATCTACATACTTCCTTATAAATATTTTAGTCATGAACCATTATCTTATAAAAAAGAATTCAAAACTAAACATATGCAAAGCGGTATGTGGGGTAAAGAAATTAAAGATGGATTTTATGATATAAGAAATAATAATGATCCTAGTATTCCAATAGAAGAATATCATAAATACTCATATAAAATGAAAACCTCCATAGATTTAAACAACTTTAATTTTTATAAAGATTATAGTAAATAACTCTTTATTGTTAAATAAAGATATATAGGGTATAAGAACCTTTATGCCTTTAAAAAAGATACCTATAAAAGCTGGATTTAACAAACAAGATACCTCAACTGCCGCAGAAGGTCAGTGGATTGATGGTGATTTTATTCGTTTTCGTTATGGATACCCCGAGAAAATAGGTGGTTGGGAACAGATATTACCTGAAACATTAGCAGGGGTCGCACGCTCCCAGCACACATGGACAGATTTAGATGGTAATAAATATGCAGCAATTGGCACTAATAAAATATTAGCTATTTATTTTGAGGGTGCATTTTACGATATTACTCCACTTGGTACAGCTATAACTGGATGTACTTATACATCAACAACAGGATCTACTACAGTTACAATCAATAAGGCAGGTCATGGACTTGCAGTCGGGGACTATATTATATTTACTTCAGTTACAACACCAGGACCCACAACAACGGGATATACAGCAGCTAGTTTTACGACAAATACTTTTGAAGTAATATCAGTTCCAACTTCATCTACATTTAGAATTACAATGGCTACAGCCGAAACAGGAACTGGAGTTACTGGTGGAGGATCTTTAATTACAACTCCTTATGTATTTATTGGTCCTGTTAATCAAACTTATGGTTATGGATGGGGAACATCTACTTGGGGTACAGTTGCTTGGGGTGAAGCATCCACAACACCTACCGTTGTATTATCTCCAGCGAACTGGTCATTTGATAACTTTGGACAAATATTAATTGCAACTATTAAAAATGGTAAAACATATTCATGGAATCCTTCAACGGGAGGAGCTTTAAATATTAGAGCCTCTGTAATATCAGGAGCTCCAACTAAATCAACTTGTTCAATTGTATCTGATAGAGATAGACATTTAATTTTACTTGGAACAGAGACAACTATTGGAACGGCTTCTTCTCAAGATCCAATGTTTATAAGATTTTCAAATCAAGAAGACTTTAATACTTGGGCACCTACTGCAACAAATACTGCAGGTACATTTAGATTAGATACAGGAAACTATATCGTCGGAGCTGTACAAGGTAAGGATTATATATTTATTTTAACGGATCAAGCAGCTTATGTTATGCAATTCGTTGGACCTCCTTTTGTATTTTCAATTAGACAGGTTGGTACAAACTGCGGATGTATTGGTCAGCATTCAATAGTCTTTGCACAAGGTGCAATATTCTGGATGGGATTTGGTGGTGGGTTTTTTGTTTATGATGGTACTGTTAAACAATTGCCTTCATTGGTTGAAGATTATGTATTTACAACGGGTGGAGATAATCTTGGTGTAAATTACAATGCTTCAGACATTGTTTATGGTTCTCATAATAGTTTATTTAATGAAGTGCTTTGGTTTTATCCAACAGCAAATTCTTCAGTAGTTAATGCATCGGTAGTTTATAATTTTGTTGAAAACACTTGGACTACAATGTCTTTAGCTAGAACAACTTATTCAGATGCTCAAACATATGACAAGCCCTATGCTACAAAATGGATATCAACTGGTGTGCCAACATTTCCTACAATTAATGGTGTAACGAATACTTATGGTGCAACTACTTATTATGAACATGAAAAAGGTGTTAATGAAGTAAGTTATACTGGAGTTAAAACAGCTATCCCTGCTTACATTGAATCTGGAGATTTTGATTTAGATATAGAAGGAGATGGTCAGTATTTAATGAAGATAAATAGATTTATACCTGACTTTAAGATACTTACAGGAAATGCTAAGGTAACATTATTATTAAGAAATTATCCATCTCAAACACAAGATAGTCAGATGCTTGGACCTTATACTGTAACTTCATCTACAACTAAGATAGATACTAGAGCAAGAAATAGATTAATGAGTATTAAAGTTGAAAATGAATCTACAGATGAAAACTGGAGATATGGATTATTTAGAGTAGACATTCAACCTGATGGAAGAAGATAATGGCAAAGATTACAACATACATACCAGAACCAGCACAAGAGTATTCACCGGATAATCAAAGACAAGTTCTACAAGCTTTAGAGACTTTAAAAGATCAATTAAACTTTTCTTTTCAAGAAGATTTAAGACAAGAGTTACAAAGATTTACTTGGTTTAATATGAGGTTTGGCTGCTAATGAGTTGTGAAAATATAAATGTTGGTAATGGTCAGTTAATTACAATCGGTGGTAATAACGTTGATGCATTCGGAAGATTAAGAGTTTCTGAACCTTTGACTATCTTTGACAGTAAAAGTATTATGTCAAAGAATAATTTATTTGATGAGTCTACTGCAAATGGTGGAAGTGTTACTTATACAGCTAATAAATCTACAGTTAATTTAAATG